CGCACGTTGGCGTATGAAAAAAGCGAACCGCTTAACGGCTCGCCAATTTCTCGATTAAATCCTTTATTAAATTTTCATCTTGCCAATACGATGATCGGCATATGTATCCGCGCCATTCATTTGCTTGTGATCCTCCAATCAGCCAATCAACATGCTCGACTATGTTTGGCGCGATGTTCCAAACAAAATCATGCGGATGTTGTTCAACATAAAAGTCATGCCAGAATCCATCATCGTGGATGCCGCTTTTGACCCAGTTTTGATATTCAGGACGCTTGCGTGCGTCTGTCCAGTACCATTCAACAAACTCTGCTGCTATATCGTTTGGAATCCGAATGCAGGGGAACGAATTAAACATAAACAAAGCCGGGACACGTCCGACCATCGGTCTATTGAACGGCTCAAAAAGTGTGTGACAGAACCCACACGCAACGCCTTCGTCAAATTCCTCAATGCGCTCAGCGAAATCATGCGAAATCAGTACATCATCCTGAAGGTGCCAGGTTGCGCCCGGCTGTTTGCCACATTCGGCAAATGATTCTAAACACGAAAGCAAGTTACCCTTGCCAATCGAATCCAAAGCCAGACCAATATTTTCAACGCCTTGCGCCTCCAGTGACGGAATCAAAAATTCATTCACGTACCACATGCGCTCAGGACATGCATGTATTAGCACCCTCTCGCCCATGATACGCTACCCTCACGCATATAATCGTAGTAATACATAACCGTGTCTATGTCTTTAGTACGTGGATGCTTGTCTTGATTCCATAATTGCCACGCAACATCAGAACGGTTTTTTTCGTCAGAAAAACGTGTATCACCTACAAATGACCGCCGCCAGCATTTATTCCAACATGCATACCAATCACCCGGTGGCGTATAGCCATTCTTACCCCAAATGAACGCAAACCGAATTACATCCGTATCATCGTCCGCTTCATTGTTCAGAATTTCCAGAACGTGATCATGAATCCACCAGTCATCGTCATCCATAAACAAAAGCCACTCACCTTCAGCCATGTCAATGCCCTTATTGCGTGTATGACCTTCATGCTCATAGTTGACACTGACAACGCGTGCGCCATAGCTACGTGCTACAACCTCTGTATCGTCTTTGCACGAATCGCACACAACGATGACCTCATAATCTTTAAAGGTTTGCGCCTCGATTGAATCAAGCGCTTTTGTGATATAAGCCGAGCTATTATATGCCGGAATGATTATGCTGAACTTCATTGAATACCCCTGTGATTTGTTTCACTTGTTTTGGAATGCGCTGAATGTCTTCACGTAACGAATCCCTGAACGTGTCAAAGTCTTTTTTGCATTCATCGTAATTGTCAAGCACGTACCGAATTTTGCGGACTATCGCCCAAACGTGACCATCCTTCATGTCGTACTTGTAATCGTGTGCAAAGTCCTTCAAATATGCCGCCGCTCCTATCTTGCTTGTGATCAAACAGCATCCACACAAGGCAGCTTCGCGCGGCATCCGCTCACGTCCGGGAAACTCACCAAAATCAATATATAGTTTGCTATGTCGCATTGTGTCAATCACTTGTGCGCGCGTCATGTTTGTAATCGGCTTAAATTCAACGCCAGGACACGCAGCAATGATTTTCGCCATGAACTGAGTAGCTTTAGCCGGATTATACAAAACTACATTGTTGCGTGTTTCTTCTTGATAGTCAGCATAATAATCAGGATTAACAATATCGTCTAATTTAAAAATCTGCTTGCATCCGACTTTTCTTAAAAAATCAAGAGCATATTCAGATTGCGCTAAGTGAATGATCGAATCATCATCGAGGAATGCTCCGCACTCTCCCGGTGCTGTCCAATTCGCATATGCGTCAATGCCAAGCCACCAGATAGCCCGCGTGCAGCCTGTATGCCGTAATGTCTCATTCGCCCAAATTTCAGGGAATACAATCACGCCATCGAAATCATCCGGAAGTTCCTTGACGTATTTGCAGCCATACCCCTTGAATGCATCAGCGCATGGATCGCCGCTTGTATCTCCCCAATACCACATGTACGCATCAACGCCATCAATCTGATTCAATTGATTCGTAAAGTAATGCAATGCTTCCGTCCCACCAGTGGCGAATTTTGCCGGGCAAACAACTAATACTTGCATCAAACCATTTTCTCCTCTGCCACTGATCCGTCAATGTTTGTCAATCCAGCTTCTTTGTTTTCAGCATAGAACTTACGACGCATTGAATTAATTTTCTCTTTCGATGAATTACCTTCAGCATTGTCATACATGGCCTCGTATTTTTTAGGTTCATATCCTTCAACGGTTGTATTATTGTCAAACCTGACACAATACGTGCAATCACAATTGGCGTGAATATGTTCAGCATGACCATTTTTGATTGCTTTTGGTGAGGCTTTTTGCCAACCACGTGATGCCAATGTGATACAAAATGCGCATGTGTCTCCGCGTGGAATCCATGCCCATTCAGCACCATCACGCAAAGCATTTTGCATCATCGTATCAACTCCAGCCATCTTAACAAGTCGGCTAACAGAACCAGAAATAATTTCTTCATTGTTTGTTTTCATTGTGCCAATGACTGCTTTTGCCGTTTCGTCATATGTGGCTGTTGGAGCTGGCATAGCCGGCACAAAGTTTCTTGCGAAATCTTCAGCTATAGCATCATACATTATGCAAGCAGCTTCACCAGCAGCTTCGCCATATTTAGTTGCCAATGCAAAAGCATAGTCAACAGCCGCTTGCTTTGTCTGGTTATTTAAAGCCCATTCATGAGTGGCAAGATAATAACGCATTTTTTGTGCGGCGGTATCATCCACTTTACCAAGCCGCTCAATATAAGATGACCATACTTTATCCGATATGTACATTTATCGAACCGCCTTATCATCAATATAAATGTCCGCTAATACTTTACGAGGATTATAACCAAGCATTTTGATTGTTTCAGGCGCATTATTATTTATATAATTGGCACGAAATCCAACTGTTAACAATTTGTTGACAGCTTCTTGAAGTCTTTTCCCATCTCTGCACGTCCACAAAATGACAACATCACCATGCTTTTGCGCTTTTTGTAGTTTAATAATCAATGGCATATTTAAATCATCGCCAATTTGCAATGTGCCATCATAATCACATGCGATAATCATGCGCCTATCTCATCAAGAACTGCCATACCCCTTTCACGTGCTTCCTGTGCTTTAATGCGTCTGATATCCGCCTGGTCAAATCCAATCATTTCGAGGAATGTGTCCGTGCCAGCGAACTCCGGACGCGCAGATGCAATCTTAATCGCTGCATCAGCCGTGACCGCCACGGACGGCATAGCCGGGTTTTTGAAATGCGCGACAACATCACGTTGTTCATCTGTCAGTCCGTCAATGTTCGTGTCATGCATGATAGCAGTTGCCATCATAGCTACATTCCTGAGTGCGTCACCGTTGCCTGTGTTCAGTTGTTCAGCCATACCGACAAGCGTTTGTGTCTGTGCAAGTATCGCGTCTGAGCTTGTCGGGTTTGCATCGTTAACAACGCCTGTGTCGGTGACAGATAGCCCCGTTGCCGCGCTAAACTGTGTAGCAAGCACTCTGACCATCTCAACATGTGGCGCAATGCTGCCCTGTGTAAGCTGTCCAAATGTTGGCTTTTCGCCAGTCTCCGGATTGACCGTTGATGCGATGATGCTTCCTACATACTGTTTGAACTTTTGATTGATTAACGCATCATATTGATCATCTGTGACGCCAAGCAAATACTTTTGTGGCGCTGTTGAAAATTCAAGGCCGATTGTGGCATTCGCAATTGTCCGGACATAACCCTGAATTAACCGGCGCACCGGCTCTTTGATCCTTGATCGTCCAAACGGCTTTGCACTTGTCGCATTCCAAATGAGTGGCTCCATCAGCGGACGCCCCATCTGATGCCGATGTTCTTCAGCTGTCCAAATATCACCGTCACGGCGCAAAACCCAAATGGCATCATCCGTGTAATAGTTAATCAGTGATGGAACCCATTTGATTGTATGCGTGCCAGTCGGTTCAGAATCAATGATGGCAAAACCATAATCTATTCTGCCCTTTTCGCCGCTCCATATAGCCGCCGCCGTATTCGGGGAATGAAACCGAATCTTGCAGCCAATACGCTCATCGGCAGATAATGTTGCAAATGTGCAACCGTATTTCAGTTCATCCCGGCATGCCTTCATATATTCGGCAATCAGATTGTTGTTCAGAACAAAACCGTTAAGCTCCTCAATGTCTGTACCACTCTGCCCGACAAATCCATCAAACATTGACCGCGCCGCAAGAACGTCAACAGACTTTGCGCCCCATGCGCAGCCGATTTCAAGCCCTTGCATGCCTTCTGGCAATGCAATACCTAAATTGACCTCGCCCAGCGTAATGCGACCTTCATAATATCGTTCTTTTGTTAAATTCTGCGAATGATGCTTATGAAATACTTCAACTAATTCCTGAAGCCTGTCAAACTCAATGCCAGGCAAGCCGCGAACATTTTTAACTGCAAGTTGTAAATTCATATTTTCCCTCTATCCAATCCGCATTTTTTTAGTTGGATCACGTTTTGTTGTCTTTACGCCATACAACGCCAGCGCACACGCTTCAATCGGTGTTGGATTATCACCGCCAAATCCCCAACCACCAGAAAACGGACGCTTGACTGAAGTAATTGCGCTATCGTTCAAAATTTCCTGTTTTGCAAACCATGTCAAAGACCCCTCATTGATGGCATCGGTAAGCATTCCAACCGCCGCAATAACATCTTTGCTTGATGGCTTGATCACTGATCCCTTTGCACGCCATACATCGGATATTTTATCAATTAAGACATCAACGCCATTGCGCCCGTCAATAACAACGCATGCCGCGCGCGCATATCGTTCATTAAGCCAGTCAGCTAACCAACGCACACCATACGCTGTTGGTTTAACATCAATCAACGAAATACGGCTGTTCCCGTCCTCTCCGATGACCGCGCCACATAAGCAAACAACTGACCCGTCAGCCGAAAACTTAACACCGTAAGCCGTTTTGCCTTCCGGTTTCATCAGGCTTGACGCGCATTTTTGCCAAGCGTGTTTGTCAATAGCGAAATTTTTGACTTTATCAATAACCGGCGTCCACCAGCCCAATCGCTCACGCGCAAAACCGTCAAGACGCATTGTGTCAAACTCATTCAAAACGGTTTTTTCAGCGATTCTATATCCCATAGCAGGATTTGTCATATATGCAAGCTCAAGCGCCTTTTCGCGGTTCGGAATATCTTGAGTTAAATCATTAGACTCAATGCCCCATTCAATCCACCAAGTATCACTTTCCTCGCCTGATTTTATTGTTCGATGCATTTCTTTGAATACATCGCCTATACATACAGGAGATGGAGGTGTACCGATAAAAATTTGTTGTGGCATTAGTTGTGTGTTGCGTACATCTGCCGCGGCAGAGATTGTAGGCAACATCGCATCATGTTGTTCACTCGTAAGCTCTTGAGCTTCATCCACGACAATAACTGAGTAAGTACCGCCGCGTGATCCGCTGTTTGTTCTTGTCGCAAACTCAATGCACCCGCCTTTGTGCATATTCCCGTTTGCGTCTTTCCAGTCTTTAAAATAAAAACCTTCATACCCGCGAGCATGACTAATGTTTTTAATATCATTTGCAAAATCAGGATATCTTTCTGGACTCTCGAACAAATCACACAACGCCATGAACATTTTTTTCGTTGTTGTGCTGTGATGTGCTGAATACAAAACATCACGATGTTCAAAGTCAGCCATGTATGCAGCATAATATCGCGCTGAGTAGCTTTTCCCGTTTTGCCTCGACTTTGATATGCCTATAGTCATACCTGCTGGAGACCCGTCCTCATTTCGCGCGAGCATCAAATTAAGCTCATGCTCCTGCGAAGGGTAAAATGTTGCTCCGCCATCCTCGCGGAACATTTCAATCACATCCCGCCCCAATGAGTACGAATACTCACCGATGCGCTCGAATGTTGGCTTTTGGTTACCCGTTTTCATGCCGTGTCTTCAGGCGGTCATGTTTTGATACTCTTTTTTCTTTAGGATCAGGAAGCGACTCAAGCTCTGCCATTACCTCCATGAGTCTTTTTGAGTTTGCCGCCATATCACGACCGCTCTCACAATTCTCGATTGTCTCTGCTATCTTGTCTCGCAATGCCATAAGCGTCGCACGTTTATCGCCACTTTTTGCTGCTTCTACGAGGTTTGTCACGCCCGAGCCTCCTCTCTTTATAATGTGGAAAAACATATTCAGCCTGCGCGGCTCT